ACCCATGTGCCTTAATGCTGCCAAGGAGTACTGCAAAGATGAGTTTATGTGGTTAGAAAAACCTTGGTTGGAAGCAGATGATGTAATGGGAATCCTTGCTACTAAAGATTCCGAAACTAGATATGTAATCTTTAGTGAAGACAAAGACCTTTTAACCGTTCCTGGATTCCATTGGGATGCAGAAAATGAGGTTGTGTGGGAGCAAACTAAAGATGCTGCTGATTACACATTCTATAAGCAAATCCTCACTGGAGACTCCACAGATAATTACACTGGATGTCCTGGGATTGGTCCTAAAAAAGCTGAAGCACAACTTCAGAATCTTAAGACTGAAGTAGAACTGTGGAATGCAGTTAGAAACTGTTTCATTTCAAGAAAACTAAGTGACCAGTTTGCTATTACTCAAGCAAGAATGGCAAGGATTCTTAGAGATGGAGAGTACTCAAGTAATTACAATGAACCTATGTATTGGAATCCACCATTGGAGAGATAGGAAAATATGGCAGACTACAATAAAGATGAGGTAGAACGAATGGCTAAACGTAAAGCAGATGAGTTTAATAATCCTACTCACTACACCAACGGATTAGAGATTCAACCATTAGATTATATCATAGGTAATCAAATGGATTTCCTTGAAGGAAACATAATTAAATACGTTACTCGTTATCCACAGAAAGGTGGAATCAACGATCTTTATAAAGCAAGAGTTTATATTAACAAATTAATTGAAAGAGAAGAAAAGAATGCATGAACTACCTACACAGTACCAGCAGTACATCCACCTTTCACGATACTCAAGATGGGACTACGTTAAAGAACGTAGGGAAACGTGGGAAGAAACAGTAACGAGGTACTTTGATTTCTTTAAGGATCACCTTGAAAAGAAGTGTAACTACTACGTTGAACCTAAAGTTTTAAAAGAACTTAAAACAGCAGTTCTAAAGCAAGAAATTATGCCATCGATGCGATGCTTGATGACCGCAGGACCAGCATTGGAAAAAGAAAACATTGCAGGGTATAATTGCTCGTACCTTCCTATTAACAATTTACGTTCTTTTGATGAAGTACTTTACATACTAATGAACGGAACAGGAGTTGGTTTTAGTGTAGAAAGTAAATACACTGACCAACTTCCTTTTGTTCCAGAAGAACTACATCAAACTGATACAGTCATTGATGTAAGAGACAGTAAATTAGGATGGGCAAAGGCATTCAGGGAACTGATTAGTTTGCTCTATGCTGGATTAATTCCTACTTGGGATCTAAGTAAAATTAGGAAAGCAGGAGCACCACTCAAAACATTCGGAGGTAGAGCAAGTGGACCTGATCCTCTTAACAAACTATTTCTTTACACTTGTAAAATATTTGAAAATGCAAAAGGACGAAAACTCAGACCAATCGAATGCCATGACATTGTTTGCAAAACCGCAGAACTTGTGGTCGTGGGTGGTGTTCGCAGGAGTGCTCTTATTAGTCTTAGTGATCTTGGGGATGAGCAAATGCGACAAGCCAAAGCAGGAGCATGGTGGGAAGACTATGGACATCGAGCTTTGGCAAATAATTCCGCAAACTATCACTCCTATCCAGACACAGGGACTTTCCTTAAAGAGTGGACTTCCCTTTACGAATCGAAATCTGGAGAGCGTGGCATATTCTCAAGCTTCAACTCCAGAAAACAAGTTGAACGATTCCAAGAACGAAGAGAATCTAGAGATGACTTCGGTACTAATCCATGTTCTGAAATAATCCTTCGGCCCAGAGAGTTCTGTAACTTATCAGAAGTTGTAATACGTGCGGAGGACAGTAAGAGTGACATTAAGAATAAAGTACGGTTGGCAACGATTCTTGGGACTTGGCAAAGTACTCTCACAAACTTCAGATATCTCACAAAAGAGTGGAAAGAAAACTGTGAAGAAGAAAGGTTACTAGGAGTTAGTCTTACTGGAATCATGGATAATGAATTCATGGCAGACTTTCTTGATGCTGAACTTCCAGAATTCCTAATGGAGTGCAGAGGTGAAGCTGAAGTAACTAATAAGTTCTGGGCTAATCAACTTAACATTAATCCTTCTGCAAGTATCACATGCATAAAACCTAGCGGTACTGTCTCACAATTATGCGATAGTGCTTCAGGAATACATGCTAGGCATTCTGACTATTACATTAGGACTGTAAGAACGGACATGAAAGATCCTTTATGTACTCTTATGGTTGACCAAGGAATACCTCATGAACCTGACGTTACTAAACCAGACAATACTATGGTTTTCTCCTTTCCAATTAAAGCTCCAGATGATAGTATCAAACGTAATGATCTAACTGCTATAGAGCAATTAGAACTTTGGTTGCTATATCAAGAATATTGGTGTGAACATAAACCAAGTATAACTATCTCAGTTAAAGAGGACGAATGGGTAGAAGTAGGTGCTTGGGTTTACAACAACTTTCATAAAATCTCTGGTATTTCTTTCCTTCCTTATAGTGAACACATATACAAGCAAGCACCGTATCAAGAATGTACTTACGAGGAATACTCTGAACTCCAAAGTAAGATGCCTAAACTTGATTGGAAGGAGTTGCAAAAGTATGAGTCAAAAGACTATACTGAAGGTTCTCAAGAACTTGCCTGTGTTGGAAACTCTTGTGAGATAAACTAAAATGATCGGGATATACGGAATAACTCAAGAATTAGTTGATAAGTTAGATGCCCTATATCCCGATAAATTACCAAAAGATTCTATTACTATTGAAGAACTTACATACCTACAAGGACAACGAGTAGTGATAGACCAAATTAAACAACTATTTATAGAGAGCACTCAAGAAGGTGATGTCAAAACATTGTTTTCTTAGTAATGAAAGGACGGTGATCTAGATGTGTGAATTTTCAGGTGATTTAAGAGATGGTGATGCTTCTGATGTTAAGATGACAGGACCTGGTAGTCTTTTTGATATAGGTGGTCCAGAAAATCAGTACTTTTCTCAAAGAGAATTTAGTAAAGCTTGGGGTGGTACTAACTGGATGAAAAGATTAGGCATGGACCCAACCACTTTTGATCCCCAAGGAGGTTCTTCAGATTCCTCTAGTGTAAATGATATAACTACTATCTTTGATCAGACTACCGCAGGAGCAGGAGGGCAAAACAGAAAAGCTAAAATTGCTTCAAACAAAGGTACAAACGTAGGTAAAAAAAGGTTAACCATCAAACCAAGTTATGCATAATGTGTAATGCACAAATGTTATCTCAACTTGGACGGTACGGTGACACAGAGATAGCCCACGTTAACCCTCAAGAAAAACAGATGCTAGAGTCTATGGGAGGTTCTGGTACTACGAACCCCATGACAGGATTAAAAGAGTACCATTGGTATCACAGGCATAACCCTATTACAATACCTACTCCTAAGATAGATCCTCCAAGGATAGATCCTCCCAAGATAGAGATTCCAAAGCCAAAAATATTAGAGGATGCTCAAGAGTTTGTTGATAAAAATACTGACAGTCTTACAGATGGTTCCTTAGAGGAAGGTTTTAAAGATATGACAGATTCTATGTTTACAGAAACTCCTAGAAGACTTCTTGAAGGAGATATTACATTACAAGAAGCATTGGAGATGCAGTATCAAGGAGGAGAAGTAGATCAAACTCTTGAGATGGGACAGTACATTTGGAATGAAATTGACAGACTTAGAAAAGGTGAGACTACTCAGACTGAAGAAGGTGTAAACGTAACTAAAGATACCGTTGAAGATTACCTAGAAGTAGCACCAGACATGCAAGATCTCCTCACTACTTTAGGTGAAGTAGGAACAGAGGGTTTTGCAAACCTTATCGGTACTTGGGACAAAGATAGAAAGGCTACTTCTGAAGGTGGAATAACTCCAGTTACCAGAGGTGGAGATGAACTAGAAGAAGAGGATTTAGCTACACTCCAGACTGATCCCAAGAGTCACCTAAGAAGAAAGAAAAGAGGTAAAAAACAATTCAGGATATCTGCTCCTGGTGTAAATGTTGGTGGAGGTGGATCTGGATTAAAAATAGCGTAATCCATGTACGAAAAAATACAACTAGACACAAACTACAATAGCGATAACGAAGGTTACGTTAAAGCTAGATACACTCATTTATCTGCTTCTCGTGATGTCTTTCTTCAGAGAGCAAGGGAAGCATCTGCGATAACTATTCCTTCTCTTCTTCCACGAGAAGGTCACAGTTCCCATACGAATTTAATAACTCCCTATCAGTCCGTAGGAGCAAGAGGTGTAAATAACCTTTCCAGCAAACTACTTCTTACACTTCTCCCTCCTAACTCTCCTTTCTTTCGATTGATCATCGATGACCAAGAAATGCAAGAGCTTACCAAAGGATCTGATAAGGGAGTTATTGAGGAAGCACTGTCCAAGGTGGAACGTGCAGTTATGCAGGAGATAGAAGTAAAGGCTATACGTGTCCCTGTGTTTGAAGCTTTAAAGCAACTGATAGTCACAGGAAACGTGCTTCTCTACATGCCTCCCAAGGGAGGACTAAGGGTATTTAAACTGGATAGGTACGTTGTTAAACGAGACATGATGGGGAACATCCTAGAGATTATTACCCTTGAGTCCCTTGCATACAAATCACTACCAGAGAGTGCTAAAGAACTACTCACAGAAAATGAAGGATCAACTGCGGATCTCCGTAATGTTGATCTTTATACTTGTGTCAAGCTTGAGAAAAACCGTTGGAAAGTACACCAAGAGATTGAAGGAATGATTGTTCCTGGATCTGAGGGATCGTACCCAAAGAACAAGCTTGCATGGATACCATTAAGGTTCACTAGAATTGACGGTGAGGACTACGGAAGAGGGTATGTCGAAGAATACATCGGAGACTTACGTTCCCTTGAAGCTCTTACTAAAGCAATCGTTGAGGGTTCTGCTGCTGCCGCCAAGGTTCTATTTCTTGTCAGACCCAACGGAACCACGAGACTTAAGACACTCGCAGATTCACCTAATGGAGCAATCGTAACTGGAGATGCCAATGATGTAACTACACTACAGATTCAAAAAGCTACTGACTTCAGGATCGCAGAGTCTACTGCAAAGGTTCTTGAAGACAGACTCGCATTTGCTTTCCTTCTGAACTCTGCAATCCAACGAGATGCAGAACGTGTAACTGCGGAAGAAATCAGACTCATGAGCCAGGAATTAGAAGCATCCTTGGGTGGTATCTATTCCCTTCTCAGTCAGGAATTCCAGTTGCCTATGGTCAACCTAATGATGAACGCAATGCAGAAGGAAAAGAAACTACCTAAGTTTCCTGACGAATCCCTTAAACCTCTAATAGTAACAGGAGTCGAAGCACTTGGCAGAGGTCAAGATCTCAATAAACTAGCTAACTTCCTAAAACATCTACAACCTTTTGGACCTGAGATTCTCCAAAGAGAAATGAACATCAGAGACTACATTGATAGATTAGGAGCATCCCTTGGAATAGACATGGATGGGCTAGTTAAGTCTCAAGAACAACTACAACAAGAAGCTCAACAAGCTCAACAAGCACAACAAGATGCAATGATGCAAGAAGGTATTAAGAATGTAGCTGAAAAAGCTGCACCTCAAATGATGATTGATGCTGCTCAACAACAACAACAAATACAAGAACAATAAATATGGTTGATAAAATTCAAGCCTTTGAACCTCCTGCACCTGAGAGTCAGGAACACGTAGATCAAATGATCCAAAAAGCTGATGAAGCTGAAGTGATCCCTAGTGAATCTATGGAATCCACAAGACCAGAATGGTTACCTGAGAAATTCCAGAGTCCAGAGGACATGGCAAAAGCATACGGAGAACTTGAAAAACAATTCAGTAGCTCCAGACAATCACAGCAATCACAACCACAACAAGAGCAACAAGAACAATCTTCTAGTGCTCAAGAATATGTAGAAAGTAAAGGATTAAACTTTGAAGCTATGTCTCAGGAGTTCTCCGAAAACGGACAACTAAGTGACGAGACTTATGCTCAATTAGAACAGTCAGGAATACCAAAGCACATGACCGATAGTTGGATACAAGGTCAACAAGCTATCTCTGATAAAATGACTTCCTCTGCATTCAATGCTGCAGGAGGAGAAGAAAACTTTAATACTTTAATTGAGTGGGCAAAAGTAAACCTCAGTGAACAAGAGATTAATGAGTACAACAAAGCTATTTCTGTAGCTGATCCAAGTACCATTAGATTTACTGTGGAAAGTCTTAAGTCAAGATATGAAAGTAAAAACGGACAACAGGCTAATCTACTCACTGGAGAAACAAGTAATAAAATGCAAGGAGATAGATATGAATCTGTTACACAATTAACAGATGCTATGAAAGATCCAAGGTATCAAACTGATCCTGCATTTAGAGAACAAGTAACAAATAAGTTGCAAAGATCTAATATAATGCAGTAATATTTAGGTTGATTTTTTTAACGGAGTAAGTATTGCCCTTTGCGGAGGATAACAAGTCACTGAAACTTAGAAGTAATCGCTAATATTTTTATTTTATAATATATGCACTTAAGCATTTAATACATACATATAGCTATTCTAAGGAGAATTTAATATGGCTACATATACTGGATCTAATCCACCTCTAGGAAACAGTAATGCGATTGATTATGTAGGTCACCGTACTGGTCAAAAGAACGCTACTGGTTCTTCAAGGGAATTATTTTTGAAATTGTACGCTGGAGAAGTGATGTCTGCGTTTCAGACAAAGAACATCATGATGCCTTACACACGTACACGCACGATTTCTAAAGGAAAAAGTGCTCAATTCATCATGACAGGCAAGTACCGTGATGCTGCCTATCATACTCCCGGACAAGAGATTTCCCCTGCTGCCAACGCAAAGA